GGTCCGCGCGCATTCCCGCAAAACTCAAGACCGAATTTTCCGCGAGGGAGATGATTACGATGCCGGGAGGAAGACCAAGAAAGCCAACCGCGCTAAAGGCGCTTGACGGGGGCGCGAGTCATCGTCCCCTTCCCCAAAATGAACCCAAGCCTTTGCCCATTACTCCCAAGTGTCCGGTATGGCTTGCGTCGGAAGGTAAACGGATGTGGAAAGATCTGGTGCCAGAATTGGAGCGATTAAATCTCATCACCATCGTGGATGGCGGAGCCCTGGCGGCGGCCTGTCAAAATTGGGCGGTCTGGGTTGAGTGCGAAAAATTTTTCAAGCATCGGGATCGCGATCCTGAAACTGGTAAACTGTTTCCCAAAAACGGACGGACCTGTCTTTATACTAATCGCAAAACCGGCGCGGTGAAGACGATTCCTCGGCCCGAAGTTGCGATGGCGAATCAAGCTCTATCCCAATATCGCGCCTTTATTACCGAATTCGGCCTGACGCCGGCATCTCGTGTTCGGCTAGGAACCAAGCCCGAACCAAAACGCGGCGGCGGCAGCGGCAGCGGACGGCGGTTGACCGGGGTGGGGTAAATGCCTTACAACAAAGTGAAGGCGAATGAAGCTCTTGAATTTATCAGGAGCCTCAAGCACGTCAAGTCGCCGTGGGACGGGATTCCATTTACAGATCAGCCCTGGCAGACAAAGATCGTTCGAGACATATTCGGCACATTGCGCCCGGATGGCTATAGGCAATACCAAGTCGCCTATATAGAGGTCCCCAAAAAACAGGGCAAATCCGAGTTCGCTGCGGCCCTGGCCCTCCAAGGTCTTTGCGCCGATGACGAACGGGGCGCGGAGGTCTATGGATGCGCCGCCGATCGGCAGCAGGCTTCTATCGTTTTTGACACGGCGTTTGAGATGGTCGAACAAGACGAGGAGTTAAAACCTCTTATTATTCCTAAACTGGCAATCAAGCGCCTAGTCTATAAGCCAACCCATTCATTTTATCAAGTTTTATCTCATGAGGCGTTTACCAAACATGGCTTAAATGTCTCTCGATGCATTTTTGACGAGCTTCACGCCCAACCCAAACGCGACTTGTGGGATGTTATGACCAAGTATTCAGGCGCGGCCAGACCACAACCCCTATGGATAGTTATTACAACAGCAGGCGACGATCCCGATCGGGTATCAATCGGTTGGGAAATCCACGAAAAAGCCCGGCGGATCAGGGATGGCTTGACCGAGAATCCTCGCTGGTATGTCGTAATGTATGGCGCCGGCGCTGATGCGGATATCGAAAAACGTATCGGCGAAATGAAGCCGGCAGAGTTGGAAAAGCTGTTCCGCGAAACCAATCCCAGTCTTGGCCATACGACAAAACTAGAGGATATGATGGCCGATTGGAAAGAGGCTGAATCGCCTGCGGATAAACGTTTATTTCTCCAACTCCGTCTTAACGTTTGGGTCACGAGCGCCAAGATGGCCGGATGGCTGCATCTTGAGGATTGGGATGCAACCGCGGGGATCATCAATGCGGAGAAACTAAAGGGCCGCGAATGTTATGGCGGCCTGGACTTGTCCAGCAAGCGCGATATAACTGCCTTTGTTTTGCTTTTTCCGCCGGTCGATGACGATCCGTGCTGGTATATTCTCCCCTATTTTTGGATCCCGGAGGAAGGAATCCAAAAGGCGGAAGATCGCGATCACGTGCCTTACCGAAACCGATGGGTTCCAGAGGGTTTCGTGAAGGCAACGCCTGGATCGGCGATTAGTTATGCAACCGTGAAAGCCGATATTATCCAGCTATCCAAAGAATATCACATTCTAGAAACTGGCGCGGACCAATGGAACGTTCAAAAAATAGGCGAAGAACTTGAGGATGAGGGTTTAACTGTTGTACTTATCGATCAGACCATAAAAGCGTTTTCTCCGGTTATGAAAGAGATTGAGACGCTAATCATGCAAAAGCTCTTGGTTCATGGCGGCAATCCGGTCTTACGATGGATGTTTAATAATATTCAGATCAAAAAAGACGATAACGATAATATTCGCCCGACTAAAAAGATTAAAACCGGGCGAGTTGATGGCATTTTTGCATTAATAGATGCAGGGGCTAGGGCATTTGTGAATGAAAGGTCGAATTATAATAAGCGTGGCGTTTTGTCCGTGGGATAGGAGGCTATAACATGAAAATATGTTTTAAATTATCACGAGTTCGCGTTATTATTAGCCGAATTCGGTTCAAATTTCGAGCAATAAAAGCCAAAATTACTCCCGAATTTGTTAAAGAAACCTGTATTTTAGTAGGTTTTGCCATGGTTTTACGCGGCCTATGGCTGATTTATCCTCCAGCCATGTGGATCATTGGCGGCATGGCGCTTATTTGGTTCGGTATGCCTGGAAAGAAGGGGGTCTAATGAGCCTTATTACGCGAACGCTAAATGAGAAACGGTCGATGCCTATGTCAAACTTGACCAATCCTACAAAATGGCTCTTGGATCTATTGGGAGGTTCAAGCGAATCAAAGGCGGGTATCCGCATAACCCCCGATCTAGCTCTACAGGTATCAGCCGTATTCGCTTGCATTAATTATATCGCTCGTACCGTTTCCGCATTGCCGTGCCATTTGTACAAAGTCAGCGAGCGCGGCAAAGAAAAAGCAGTTAATCATCCGCTTTATACATTGTTGCATCAGATTCCGAACAAGGAAACAATCGCTTATGATTTTTGGCTGATGCTATTGGTCAATCATCTGCTTTGCCCGGAAGCGTATGCTTATATTGAGCGTGATGGCAATGGGCTAATTACCGCCTTATGGAATGTGCCATCAAATCGGGTTAAAAAGTATCGTAACTCAACGACGAAGGAGCTTTATTATACTATTGCCGATGATAATAACCTAGAATATACCGCGCATCCCGAGAATATCTTCGTTTTACGTAATATGAGATTCTCCAGCAAAGATGTATCGCTCGATCCTGTTTTTATCGCGCGCGAAGCCTTGGGTCTTAGTTTAGCTATGGAGGAATTTGGAGCGCGATATTTTTCGCAAGGCGCCAACCCCGGTGGAGTAGTACAACATCCGGGCCGTATGAAAGATGCAGCGTTTGAACGATTCAAGGATACATTTATGGTGAAATATGCCGGAGTTTCAAACGCGGCGAAGGTTATATTCTTAGAGGATGGCGCGACATATACGAAAGTTGGCAATACTCCAGAAGAATCGCAAGCCTTGGATGCTCGGCGCCATCAAGTGGTTGAGATCGCGCGTTTTTTTGGCAACGTGCCGTTGCATAAAATCCTCGATCTTAGCAGATCCACGAACAACAATATAGAGCAACAAAGTATTGAAGCGGTAGTTGATTGTTTGACTCCATATTTAGTGCAAATAGAACAGGAAATTTATAAGGATCTCCTACTTCCATCCGATCGGCGGCGTTATTTTGCTAAATTTAACTTGAGCGGGCTTTTGCGTGGCGATACGGCTACGCGACAAAGTTTTTATGTCGCCATGATTCAAAATGGAGCATTTTCTCCCAATGACGTACTCGAACTTGAGGATATGAATACCTTTGATGGCGGCGATATCCACGTAATGAATGGCAATGTAGTCCCCGTGGATAAAGTCGAGGCACTCGCGGATGCGCGAATCAAGAAGGGCGGTGAGATAAACGATGGAGGCGCGAATCCAGGAAAAGGCACTTGAGGTAAGAGCGGCGCGAACATTCGAGATCCGGGCGGCTGAAGACGGCAAAAAATATGTCGAGGGCTACGCCATTCGTTGGAACGATCTTTCGTCGCCAATTGGATGGTATTACAAATTTCGGGAGCAGTTCCGCGCCGGCGCTTTTGATGATTATTTAGCGTCAGGCGAGGACACTAAGTTTCTCCTCGATCATGATATCGGTAAAATCCTCGGCAGGAGCAAAAAGAACACCCTGGCCCTCAAAAGTGACGCGGAGGGTCTTTTTTATAGCCTGGAAATGCCTGCTACCACTTTGGGCGGTGACGCCTACGAGGATGTCCGGGCCGGCAATAAAGAGCATATTTCTGTCGGCTTTAAGATGTTGGCCGAGGAGTGGGACGAATCGGATGAAAGCAACATCACCCGGGCCATCGTCAAGGCTAATCTAATCGAGATATCGCTTACCGGCTGGCCATATTACGAGTCTACGACCGCAAGCACGAGAAGCGTCGAGGATCCGTATAAAGCTTTTAAAGATTCTCAAGCCGGTCAAAAGCCGGTCGAGATAGACGGCAATCGCCATTACATAACCGCCGTCGAGAAAAAAATCAATATTTTAAGTAGGGGGTAAAAAGATGGATATCCAAACAATCCTGGAGCTCAAGGCGGAACGCGCCAATCTAACCACTGAAATCAGGGCGCACATCGACACGCTCAAGGACAAAGAACCCGGCGCGGAAGATCGCGCCAAGCTGGAAGCCATGGAAAAGCGATTTGACACTCTCAATGGACGGATCCAAACCGAGGAACGCCAGTTGGAACGTGAGCGATTGGCGGGCGAGACGGGCAAAAGGATCGAGGAAGAACGGAAAAGCGAGGATAATGGCGTTAAAGAGCTTCGCGCCAAATTTTCTAAATGCCTCCGCGAATGGGATTCGGGATCTATCGCTGAATATCGCGCATTGCAGCAAGATAGTCCTACCCAAGCTTCTTATTTGGTCGCCCCTCAGCAGTTCGTTGGGGAAATTATCCAGAGCAAAGACGATGCATTATTCATGCGCAGAATGGCGCGTAAATTCCGGTTGACCAGCGCCCAGAGCATGGGATTCCCAAAACGGACAACCCGCATGAGCACTTTTGCTTGGGGGACGGAGATTCAAGCCCCGACGGCGGATAGCGCCCTAGCGTTCGGCAAGCGGGAATTTATCCCCAAGCCGGGCACCGGCGGGATCCTGGTATCAAAGACGCTAACCCGGAATTCGGCTATCGATATTCAAACCTACATCCGTGCCGAAATGGGATACAATTTCGCCATCAACGAGGAGCAGGCGTTGTTGACCGGCAGCGGCGCGGGTCAGCCTTTGGGGGTTTTCACGCAGTCCGATGACGGCATTAGCACATCGCGCGATGTGTCTACGGGAAATACCGTGTCCGAAATAAAAACCGATGGCTTGCTTGAAGCCAAGTTTTCGATTAAGGCGCCGTATTGGCCGCGCCTGGAATGGATATTCCACCGCGCGGGCGTAAAACAAATCGCCAAGCTGAAGGATTCCGATGGGCAGTATATCTGGCAGCAATCCCTGCTTGCGGGTCAGCCGGATCGCCTCCTCGGTTTTCCCGTCAACATGTCGGAGTATGCTCCGAGCACGTTTACGACCGGTTTGCTCGTAGGTATTCTGGGCGATTTTAACTATTACTGGATCGTCGATAGTTTGGCCATGGAGATGCAAGCTCTTATGGAGTTGTACGCGCTGACCAATCAAATTTTCTACATCGCACGCGAAGAAATGGACGGAATGCCCGTGCTTGAAGAGGCGTTCGCCCGCGTTAAACTGGCGTAGATGTAAAAAACCCGGTGGGCGGCCTGAAATGGCCGCCTAATCTATTTTAAATCCGAGGAGGTAAAAAAATGTTGGAATCATTGCTTTGCAATTGCAAGATCGTCAAGGTCATGGACAGTCAAGTGGCGGGGACTACGGATCCGACATCGGATATTGTCGATACGCAAGGATATAACGGGTCCCTGTGGATCTGCAAGCTCGGAACCGTCGTGGACGCTGGAGCGGTCACTCTACGGATTCAGCAAAACATCATCAACAGCGCGTCCGGGATGGCGGTTTTATCCGGCGCGTCGGCGGCCATCGCGGTCACTAGTTCCGATTCGGAACAGTCTCTGATCGTTGACGTGGTTAAATCCCGCGAGCGGTATCTTCGGGCCGAGGTGGTCCGCGATACGCAAAATAGCGAGATCGACGCCATCTATTGCATCTTGTATAATCCATGCAATATGGCGGTTTCACAACCTGACACTATCGATGCTTCCACGCTGGTTGTAAGTCCAGCGGAAGCATAAGGAGGAAAAAACATGATACCGGATGGTTACAACGTCCCCCCAAACTGGCAAGGGTTAGAACTCATTGCCGCGAAACTCGGGATGGCCAATAGCAATAAATACTATGTTGATTCCGTCAATGGCGACAATGGCAATGATGGACTTGCCTGGACAACCGCTAAAGCGTCCGTAGCAGGCACGACCGGCGCCATGGCTCAATGTACCGAGAATCAAAATGATATAATTGTATGCGCTCCCGGTCATGTTGAGAATGTCATCGCCGCCGCCGGCCTATCGCTCGATAAAGCCGGCGTTACCATCGTCTTCCTTGGCAACGGCTCAAATCGCGCTACCATTAAATTCGGCACCGGTGTTGTCGTTGGCGCCGACATGAATGTCACCGCGGTCAATGTCGTTTTGATCAGCCCCCGGTTTGAGGCGGCTATCGATGCTTTAACCGGGCCGATCCATGTTACTGCCGCCGGATTTAAAATTATCGATGGCGAGTGGTGGGATGCAGCCGACAAGCAGACTACGGATTGTATTGTCGCCAGCGCTGGCGCTGATTACCTGGAGATCGACGGCTGGACCTATCATGAAGGCAGCGGAGGGACGCAGAAGCAATCTAATATCCAAATCGCCGGGGCAACAAATGTAGTCCTTCGCCGAATTAACATCGTGGGCGACTTTGGAACCGGCGCCATCGAGAATGGCACGGCCTGGGTTGACGCGGTTTTGGAAAACGTTTTGATCGAGAACAAGGCCGCCGGGCCGGTGGTCGGTATCCTGCTCCAGGCGACTTCCTCTGGATCCATGCGGAATGTTCATATCCGCGTAGCCAGCGGCGTAGTCTGGCTAACAGCCGATAACGACATGCAATTTTTTGATTGCAAGGGCGCCAGCGCCGACGCGGCGGGGGCCGATGATGTCGGGATCGCGCCCGCGGCAAGCATCGAAGGTAAACTGGATACAATTATGGCGGAAATGTCGGGTACCGCGGGCATCGCTGTTTGGCCTGGCGCGGCCGCGCCAGCGGATACGATCTCCCTGGCGGAGGCTATCCGCTACATCGTGGAAAGCCTTTGGGGGACATTGGCCAATAGCGGCGGTACGGCTAAGTTGGGGAATATTCTGGGCGACGTGGCGAACGTGTCTGTCGCCACCTGGTTGCAAAAAATCGGCGCTTTAGTTAATAGCGGTGGTACGGCGACCCTCGGCGGAATCCTTGGCGATGTCGCCAATGTCTCTATCGCCACCTGGCTGCAAAAGATTGGCGCTTTAATTAATAGCGGTGGTACGGCGACCCTTGGGGCGATTCTTGGCGATGTCGCTAATACCAGCGTTGCCACCAGGCTAACTAACATTCTCGCGGCAGTCGGTAAAACCGGCGCTTTCGCGTGGGGCTTGGTTGACGCCGCCGTGGATAGCACAACGGTTATTCCCAGCACAAGCCTCGCCGGTTACGGCGATGACTTTTTTAACACCCGGTACTATATGCAGGTTTTGCATAACGAAAATAGCGCCGGGGCCGCGCCGGAGAACGAGACGCGGCAGATAACGGATTATGTGAGCGCTACCGGGACCTTCACTTGCACGGCGTTTTCGCAAAACGTGCAGGCCGATGATATGATTCTAATCCTGCATCAATCAGCCGTGGCGGCGACTAACGTGGAAACGACTCTTGGCGCGGCGGTTGGCGCAAGCATTAGCGCGGATATCGCGGCCATCCAGGCCGTGGATGACGCTATATCAGCCGACCTGGGCGATCCTACGGCCCGGACCAACTTAAAGACGTTTTTGACCTTGCTCGGCAACCCTGATGCGGCTAATCAGAGCATCTGGAATGCATTGGCTGTAGCTGGCGGCATCGCGGCCTTTCCGGCGGCGGCTGTTCCCGGCAACGGCGCGGCATTGGCGCAGGTTCTCCGCGATATTTGGGACTCCCTGCGGAATGGGACCGGCGGGGCCGAACCGGGCACGAACCGAAGCATCATCGACGAGATCAAGGGCGCGGCGCTGAACTATAACGCCGTGAATTACCTGGCCGTCGAGGTCGATCTTTCAAACGCGACTTGGAAAACAGTTGATACTCACGAACTTTTGACTGTTACCGGCCTGGTTCGTTTGCGGATCGCGGTTGAGTGTACCGAGACGGGCGATGACACGAGCGGCGATACCTCATTGATTCAATTCGGCTTGGAGGGCGTTACCAATGCCTTTATCGCCGCAACCCAGGTCGACGATCTAACCGCTGGAGAGCTCTGGTTTGACGCAACTCCGACGGAAGCTCACGGCGATTTTTCGAGCATAGTATTAGATAAAGTCGTCAACGGCCTGGATGTCGGCTACGAAATCACGGCAGAAGCACCTACCGATGGCACTCTGTTATTCCATGTCTGGTGGGAACCGTTGTCAGCAACCGGCGCGGTCGTGGCTGGCGATGGTTCCGCTTTATAAAAATAAGCCGGGCGTAATTGCCCGGCCTTCCTTTTTGGAAGGGGGGGATCGGCATGTTCAAGAAAATCCGTGTTTTGCGTGATATCCCCGGCATTTGTCCAGCGGGCGAATACACCTTCCCTGTTGGAGTCATAGATGAAAAATTTGCCAAAGTGTTGGTGCATAAGGGTCTTGCAGAAGCCATTGGTGGTGATAATGATGCGAACCTATCTCCAGCGCCTAACCGCGCCAACGTCAGAGCCGGTAAGCTTGGCCGTTTTCAAAAGGCATCTTCGCCAAGACGCGCCCGCTGACGATCTAGCTCCGGCAATCTCTATCGCCAGCGGTTCTCACGCCATCATCGCCGCATATGGCCTGCTGGGTGCGGCCATTACCGTCACGAATAAACAGCCGGTTTGGCTTCTGGAGGCCGGAGCTTGCGGCGTGGGCGGGTCCGTGGCCGTCAAGCTCCAGCACCGGGACGGATCCGATGCCTGGGCCGATGTGACAGACGGCGCGTTTACGCTCGTAAACGAAGACAATGATAACGCCATCCAGGAATTGGCCTATGCCGGCGTCAAATCCTCGGTTCGCGCGGTGGCGACAGTGGCAGGCGCGGCCTGCGAATTCGCCGTCACGGCCCTGCTATTCGATCCGGCAGCCGAGGAAGACGCCTTGCTGCTCGGTTATCTCAAAGCGGCCAGGACGTATGCCGAGGATTACCAGAACCGATCGTACTGCGAACAAATCTGGGAAACGACTATGGACGAATGGCCGGATGACGGCGACATCAAATTGGAACGCGGGCCATGGCTCTCCGTGGATGAAGTTGCCTATACCGACGTGGATGGCACGGAAACAATCCTAATCGAGGATACGGATTATGTGGTCTCCTTGCGGCGTGGGGTCCTCCGGTTGGCTTATGGCATGTCCTGGCCGAGTGTGACCCTGGCTGTTATCGATCCGATTGTCATAACGTTTACCACCGGGATGACATCGATACCGGCTGATGTGGTCAGCGCCATTTTGCTGTACGCGGGCTGGCTTGTCGGGCATCGGGGAGAGGATGCGGCGAAGGACGATGATACGCTTAAGGCGGTCAAACGATTGCTTGATATGGATTCATGGGGGGTGCCATTCGCATGATAAAACAAACTCCAATCGGCGAGCGGCGGCATCCCATCCAAATCCTCGAACCTGTTGCGGCCCTTGGCGCGTGGAATAATCCCGAACCATCCTGGAAAGTGCTCGCATGGATGCGCGCGGCTAAAAAATCTCATACGGGACGGGAGTTTTATCAGGCTCAGCAGCGGCGGAATGATATCACCGAGATTTTTAATGTTGCGTACACAGCTCAATCGGCTGGGATAACTCAAAAGATGCGCTTAGTATGCTCCGGGCAGATCTATGAGATTATCGACGTGGACGATTTGGAAGGCGTCCATATCGAGATCGATATAGTTTGCAAGGGGTTGATCTCATGAGCGTGAGAAAAGCGGGCATGGAGCTTATCGGCCTAGGGGAATTTGAAAAGGCGATCGATAAGGTGGAGAAACGATATGACGCGGCATGTCAAATCGCCGCGCGGGCGGGCGCCCGCGTAATACTTAAAGCTTATAAAAGCAACCTGCGGGCGCATCGGCAAACCAGCGAACTCGAAAAACATGTTAAGGCGGTCAAATGGAAGCGCGGGAAGGGATTCGCTGGGTATTTAATAGGTCCTAAATTCCCCGGCATGACTGCTCAACAAATTAGCTACTATGGGGAATGGCTGGAGCATGGATCGAGCATGAATAAACCTTATCCAACATTACGTCCGGCATTTGATGAGAATATAGCGCGCGCGAAGGCTGAAATGGTTAAAGTGTTTCGTAACGCGACGGAAGGCAAAATCACCGAATCAGACGCGGCGGCGATCTTGGAAGAATTGATTCTTGGGGAGTGATCCCATGGAGATCGAGGAAGCGATCCCTATATTCTGCGCGGCGGACGAAACATTAAACGGCCTGATAGCAGGCCGTATTTATTATGATGAACTACCATCCACCGGGTTTACGCTGCCCGCCGTGGTATACTCCCGAATTTCTACCGCGCGCGATCATGTAGTCGATACCAGATCGCCCCGATTTCAGTTCACGGCTTGGGCAGCGACCAGGCCGGCGGCGGGCGCGGTAGAGGCGGCGATTGAAGATGCCTTTATCCGTTACAAGGGGCGCGCATCGGGCATAGCTATCATCCAGGGGGTAATTGAGGTCGCTGGATACGATATGCCGGCTGAAACGGATGAATACGGGGCGCGGTATGGCCGGGCATGTGATGTCGTGATTCATTATCGGACGGATATATAACTTGAAGGAGAGTGAGTAGAATGCCTCAAACAACCGTACAGGACCCTAAACAAATTAGACAAGGCCAGGGGATGATCGAGGTTGGCGATGATGTTGGTTCCTTGGTCAATCTAGGCGCGGTGGATAATGTGAAATTTCAGGAAACCTTTGAGACCGTTGACATCATCTCTCAATCAACGGGCCTAATCGAGGTCCGCAAGCGCAACCATCGATGCAGGCTGACTTTTGACCAGATCGAGATCAATCTCTTCAACCTGGAGACCATCCGGGGCGACGTGGATACATATGACACCGTAGCGGCTGATCCCGTTGAAAACCATCCGTATGTAGTCGGGATTGGCGATTGGGGCTATGATGAGTTTATCGAGTTGGATTACCAAAATGGCGATGCGTCAAAGATCACTCCTGATTCCGTTGCCGGCAGCGTGGATGGCGCTCTAGTCCTCGACACGGATTATTTTATCGTTCAGGATGCCGCGGACAAGTGGGGCATCGTGGTTCTTGATTCCGTAACCGTAACGACACTAGTTCAGACCATCACCATTACATATGATTATACCCCGGCGGCGAACCGCTACCTTTCGACCGGCAGCGAGTCAGTCGTAATTGCGCCGAAGGTGGTACGGATTACGAGCACGGATGTTGACGGCAATGATTTAACGATCTTGATTTATAAAGCGCGGAATGCCGATGGTATCAATCTAGAGTTTCCGCCGTATGATTCTGGCGAACCGTGGAAATGCCCGATCGTTTTGGAAGGCCGGCGTGATACCTCACGAAGCGCGAAGGATATGCTCTTTAAGATTACCGATGAGCAGGGGGCTTAACCATGGAGCGCAAAGCGCCTGAAATCCTCGATCTTGATGTTTTCCTTCCACCGCCGCGCGTTATTCGGCTTACGGAAAGACAAGATCGGTGCGTATGGGGTTTTATCCATGGCCTCCTGCGGTTTTTTGGTATTCAAATCCGAGGCCGGGTCCGGGAGATCGATCTTTCTCTAGTCTCCACGAGGACCACGTTGGAGATCGAGCAACATTTTAAAGCATTCGTCAAAGCATTCGAGGCGGACGAATTGACTGTATTAGAGAATTGCATGTACGATCTAATGGTGGCCGCGTGTAAGCCATCGTTCCCGGAGATAAATCGAGCATGGTTGGAAATGAATACCGTTCCCGATCAGATCCTCGAAATGTTCCAATTTATTCTAGCGCCTCTCCGCGAAAGAGCGGAAAAAAATGCTCTGGAAATGATGCGACTGGGAAAAACGATGGCGGCCAAGTAGGACCGATCTTGCTTGGCCGCCTTTTTGCCCAAATGGGACATTATTATGCGTGGGCCTCTCCTGACTATCTCCTGGATTGCATGACAATCGATCAGGTATTCCATTACGCGGAGATGATGATATGGAACGAGACCGGCGATCCGCCTAAATCAATTGCCGAACAAATAGACAAAAACGAACGATGGAAGGCATATCCCGAGCTTGCGCCGACTCCTGGAGGTGATCCCCGTGTCATTACTCGGTAAATTAGCGGTCGGCGTTTTTGCCGATATAAACCAACTCAAATCTGGGTTCGGCGAGATGAAAAAAGAAGCCCGCGGTCTCGATCGTGAACTCAAAAAGCATGGCCTGAGCCTGCAACAAATCAGTAAATACGGTATCATGGCCGGGACGGCGATTGTCAGCGCCATGGGCGCTATGGTCCTTTCCGCGACACGGGCCGCCGTGGCGGTGGATAATCTAGCAAAAACTACGGGCGCCTCCAGGGAGACTATCCAAATGCTCGGCTATGCGGCACAACAAGAGCACGCAAGCATGGAGCAACTTGGGACGGGACTATCTCGCTTAGCTCGAAATATGTACGAGGCCAGCAACGGCACGGGCGAAGCATTGGATGTATTTAAAGATCTCAGGGTAGCCGTTGTCGATTCCTCGGGGTGTTTGCGAAGTACGGAATCCGTATTTCTAGAGTTGACCGAGAAAATTAAAAACACCGATTCAGCTACGGCGCGAACGGCATATTCCATGAAACTGCTTGGCAGATCCGGCGTAGATCTGGTGCCATTTATGCGATTAGGCCGGGAAGAGATCGGACGATTGATGCAGGAGGCAAAGAATCTAGGCGCAGTACTTGACGAGGAAACGGTTATTCAAATGAAAAAACTGGATGATGAAATAGTGGCCATTCGCACCGGGATTACTGGATTTGGCCGCCAGATCGCAGGGGATATAACTCCTTATTTTCTTTCATTTACAATGGGATTAAAAGAGAGCGTGCAATGGCTGCATAAATTTCCCGCGCCGATCCGTCAGCTTATAACCACGGGGACACTGTTCGCGGGGACGATTGCTTTAGTGGGCGGCGGGATTGCTCTATTGATTATCAAGATAGCCGCGCTAAGGGTCAGTCTAGCCGCGTTAGGAACATCTTTCCTGCCGTTTTTAATTGGCGGGGCTATTATCGCGGGGCTGGGAGCGATTGTTGGACATTTTTCCAGGATGCGCGAGGAGGCACGCCTTGCGGCATTGGATATTTCCAAAATAAATGATGTTGTTACAGCACAACAAGACTTAGATTACTGGAAAAAACAACTTGATGAACGAACAAAAGCAGCAAAAAAACAACGCGAATTTATTGCAAATAACCTTAAAATGGGATTTGTTTCTAAAGAAGAAGCCGATCGGGCATTAAAAGTTGTAGCAAAAACATACGGAGTAGACGAAGCCACGGCGAAAGTAAAAGAATTAACAACTTTAGTGGATAAATTAACTAAAGCATTTAATCCGCCGACCGTAGACGCAGAGGGCGATGCGAATAAATGGAGCTTGTCGGAAGTAATGGAAAAAACGAAAGCAGCTCTTACCGCGCTTGATACCGAGATGGCGGTCTTTGGCGATGTGCAGGATATCGACGGCAAAAAGGCCGTTATTTTTCGAGACGCCATCCTTGAGCTCAATGCGCATGGCATAGATCCTACGGCAACCTCCCTGGGTAACCTTATTACCCAATACTGGGGTTATGCCGAGGTTTCCGACAATGCCAAAGACGCCACCGAACGGCAGACAAAGGCCGAAGAGCTTTTAACTCAAGCCCAGCAAAAGCTCGCGGATATGATCGGTAATACGACACCAGATTGGGAGCTATTTGCCCAAGATCTTGAAAGGGCCGCCGGCGCGGATGGCGTTTTAGCCGCGACAACGGACAGATTACGCGAACTCGCTGCATCAATTCGCGAGGCTGGCAAGGCATCCGAGGATACAGATCCGAAGACCTTTGCCGATGCCTGGCGGGCGGGCTTGGATGACGCGGCCAAGGACTCGAAGACCTTTCTGGAGCATATCCGCGATGTCGCGATAGGCGCCTTCCAGATCATGGAAACCACGGCCTCCGACATGTTCTTTGACAGCGTGACCGGGCAGTTGAAAGGGCTTGGCGATTACGCCCAAGCGATCTTCCAGTCCATCGCCCGCTCGTGGGCAACTATGATGGCCAATATGATGATGCAGAAGATGTTTTCGGGAATGTTCGGATCGCCCATGGGCGCGACGAGCGTAGGCGGGCAATTCCCGCCAGGCATGGCTGGCAGCGGTTCGGTCACCGCGGGTAACCTCTACCGTATCAACGAGCGCAACCAGGAGTATTTTCGGCCATCCGTGGATGGCACGGTTATTCCTATCGCGCCTGCCGGGGCCGGACAACAAGCGCCGGAAATAACGATCAATATGGTCAACCAATCCGGGCCGCCGCTTAAAGGATCGTCTGGCGGGCTGAAGTTCGA